CTCGCGCTGCTTGGTGGCGAGCACGTCTTCGATGTCGACGCCGTTGCGGGCGTTGTAGTCGGTGACGGTGCCCAGGCCGTTGTCGATGGCCATGATGGCGGCCTGCACGTCTTTGAGCGGGTCGACCCAGCCCCAGCGGCGCGGCATCCACAGGTGCTGCTCAAACTTCGAGCGCTTGGCCAGCGGCAGCGCGCTCTCGCCGTTGCGGCTGATTTGGGTGATGGCGCCGGCCGCCAGGGCGTAGCGCAGCCACTGCTCGAAGATGGGGTCGACAATCTGCTCGATGAACCAGTCCTGCAGCACCATCCACTCGTCGCGCTCTTCGAGCACGCCGCTGCGGATGCTGGAGAAGTTGACGCCCTCCAGATCGCTGGCCAGGCTGTTGTAGCTGACGCCCAGGCCGCTGGAGATGCCGCGCAGCGTGGCCTTGCTGAAGGCGTCGAATTGGTCGTGCGGGTAGGCGGGATCGAAGGTCTCGAAGCCCACGCCCGGCGGCAGCACGCCGAACTGGCCCGGCTCGGCGTTGGTGTAGGGCACGCCGTCGCTGGTTTTGCCGTCTTGCGGGATCTGGTCGGGCTCGGGGGTGGTGAAAAACCCCATCTTGCTGGCACCGATGCGGGCGGCGATGACGGCGGCCTCGCGGTAGCCGCCCAGGTCATTGAGGCGGCGCATGGCGGCGTGGGCCCAGGGCACGCCGCGGGTCTGCTCGGGCTCGAGCGGCAGGAAGACGTGCACGATCTGCTCGGCGGGCACGCGCTCGCGGTCGAGCGGGCCGGCCTGCACGCCGGTGGTGCCGGGCAGCTTGCGCAGCAGGTGGTAGGCCAGCGGGCGGTGGTCGGCGTCGACCTCGATGCCCATGATGATGGCGTTGCGGCCGGCGCCCACGTCGACGTTGTAGCGGGTGTCGATGCGCTCGACGTCGAGCACCTGGATCTGCAGGCCGTAGGTGCCGCGGCCCGGGCGCAGGCGGATGAGCGCTTCGCCGTCGCGCGGCAGATCGGTGGCCACGGCGCGCATCAGGCTCCAGAAGCCCTGGCGGCCGGCCACGTCGCAGTTGCTCGGCTTGCACCAGCGGCCGAAGTGCAGCTCCACGGCGGCGGCGGCCAGGCGGTCGAGCTGCTGGCCGTCCATCGGGCGGCTCTGCAGCACCATGTGCTGGCCGATGACGTTGTTGCGCACCATGCGCAGGAACTTGGCCATGTACTCGTTGTTCTTGGCCAGGTCGCGGCTGCGGCGGCGCAGGCGGTCCAGATCGCTCTTGAGCTCGTGGTCGATGCTGGCCTGGGTGGCGAGCCAGCTCTCCGTCAGGCGATTGACGGCCGCGGCCTCGAACTTGCGCCGGTAGCCGGGCGCGGCCGCGGCGGGCTTGGCCTTGAAGATGCCGCGAAGGGTGCCGAAGAAGTTGGCCATGGTCAGAGCCTCACGACAAGCGAGCCAGCGCTGGGCAGGCCGCGGGCTGCCGCCTGCTGGTTGCGCACTTCCCAGCGGTAGCGGTCACGCACGGCCAGCAGCTCGGCCATGGGGATGAACTTCAGCGCACGCTGCCCGATCTGCAGCTCGGACTGCGCCGCGGTGGCGCGGCCCTCGATGACGGCCTCGACTGCATCGAGCACGCGCTCGGCGTGCGTGCGGCTGTCGGCGCCGACGGCAGAGGTGGCGGGGTCGGCCTGCACGAGCAGCTGGCCGGATGCCAGGGTGTAGCGCTCGCCGGCCCTTTCGACCCAGCTGGCCCAGCCGTAGCGGCCGGCGGCCCAGGTGGCGGTGACGGTGGCGGCCACCTGCACCTTGTAGACGTCGCCCTCGGCAGTGGCGGTGGCGGTGTGCGGCACGCCGCTGCCCACGCCGGTGGCGCGGGGCGTGAAGCGCACGCGCAGCACCCAGCCGGCGCTGGGCAGGTAGTCTGGCGCCGTGGCCGAGTAGTTGAGCGTGTCGCCCGCGATCAGGGTGTCTTGCATGGCTGGGCTCTCAGAGACTGGTGTCGCCCAAGATGGGCGGGTTGGCGCGCAGCTGCTGCACCTGCTGTTCGGGCCCCTGCAGCAGCACCATCACGGCGCCGGGCGCGCTGAAGGGCAAGCCGCCGCCCACGGTGACGATGACGGGGAAGGCGCCCACATAGACGCCGTCTTCCTCGAGCGCCACCGCGGCGGCATAGACACCGTCGGCCAGGCCGACAAACGAGCCGCTGCTGGTGTCGTCGAGCGGCAAGCCGCTGGGGAAGGTGTGCGCCTCGATCCAATAGGCGTACTCGCGCGTGTTGCTGGCCGGGAAGCGCAGGCTGGGGTACATCCAGGCAGGCCCGCCGGAGCCTGCGCCGGGAATCGTGGAGCCCAGCACGCCGGTGGTGCACAGGCCCAGCCGCCGCTCGCCGCCGGGGTACTGCTGGTTTAGGTTGCGCAGCATCAGGCTCAGGCCAGGGTGAGGAACTGCGCAAACACGCGGTCATTGGCCATGGTCGGGCCCGGCCGCGTGCCGATGAGCACCATGCCCTGGCCGGCCACGTTGTGGCTGACGGTGACGCGGCCTGCAGCGTCGGTGGTGGCGGTGGTGTTGACGGGCGCGGTGATGCTGCCCGGGCGGCCGGCGGGGCACCAGGTGAGGTAGACCAGCGTGCTGGCCAGGGGGATGCCGGCGACGGCAATGACGTCGGTTTGCGCGGTGAAGGTGCCCGGGGGTGGCGGTGGCGGCGGGCTGCCGGCATTCACCGTCAGCGTGGCATTGCTCGAGGTCGCAGCCGGGGCCGTGTCGCCCGTGACGACGACGCTGTAAAGGTCGCCGTTGTTGGCGCTGCCGCCCGACACCGTGGTGGCCGGGGTGGTGTAGCTGCTCGACGTGGCGCCGCCGATGGGCGTGCCGTTGCGGCGCCATTGGTACGTGAGGCCCGAGCCGGTGGCGGTGACGCTGAAGGTGGCCGTGGCGCCGGCCGTGACCGTCTGGTTCGACGGCTGCACAGTGATCGTGGGGGCGGTGCCTGGCGCGCTGGGCGTGACGCTGTTGGACGCCGCGCTCTCGGACCCGTAGCCGTTCGCGTTCTGCGCCGCCAGCGTGAAGGTGTAGGCCGTGCCGTTGCTCAGGCCCGTGTGCGTGATCGGCAGCGTGGCACCCGTGATCGTGCTGCCGCCTGGCGTGGCCGTCGAGCGGTAGCCGGTGATGGCCGAGCCGCCAGTGCTTGCCGGCGCGGTGCCGTTGACCGTGGCCTGCGCGTTGCCGGCCACGGCGGTGCCGATGGTCGGTGCGCCTGGGACCGTGCTCGGCGTGAAGCTGGCCGTGCTGACGACGTTGGACGGGCCGGTCTGCGCGAAGTCGGCAATCAGCGCCGTGCCGTTGGTGAGGCCCGTCAGGTTGAAGTCACGCGCACCGCTCGCGCCGCTGGTGATGGTGGCCGTGGGCGAGGCGAGAACCTCGGCCGCCGTCCACGCCGGGGCCGCTGCTGCGCGGGTGCGAACCGCCAGCGTCGAGCTACCCGAGGGCGCCGTGTCGGTCGTCACGCGCACCGTGGCGATGCCGTTGCCGGTGCTGACGACGGTGGGGCTGGAGAGGACGGCGCCGGTGTTTACCTTCTCCATCGACACATGCGCGATGAAGGTGGCATTCGTGCCGCCCGCGTGGTTGCCCAGGTCGAGCACCATCTGCGTGCCGGTGAAGGCCAACTGCGCCGCCGCGTTGTTGCTCGCCCAGTTGGCTGCCGACGTGCGCAGCACCCCGGTTGCATCAAGCCATTCGGCCGTGCCCGTGCCTGCGTTGATCGTTGCTAGAGCCGCCCCGCCGTCACCGTCTCGAATGACGCAGCGATGCGTCTGCGCGTTGTCGTTGTCGCCAAGGGCCAGCCGCACGTCGTAGGTGCCGGCGCCCTCTGGGAGGTCGAAGTAAAACTTGAACAGTCCCGCCGAGTTGTTTTTCTGCGCGCCACCAGCGAGCCGCCTGTCGATGCCGTTGCTGCGGTCGCGGCTGTTGGCGTTGATGTCAACATCAAAGCCGAAAGTTTTGCCGCTGCGCGTCGTCGGGTACGCTTCCGAGAGCGAGTAGGTTTCGCCTGTGCCGTCGGTGACGTAGCCGCTGGAAGCGCGGAAGTTGATGCCGTGGTAAGCCATGCTCAGAGCCTCGGGTCAGTCCAGCCAGCGGGGATGTAGGCCCAAATCTGGCCCGGGTTGTCTTGAGTTGGGAACAGGCCCACGCGCATGTCGTCAGCCCAGCGCCAGCGGCCGGCGATGGGGTTGAACGTCTCGCCAGAGACCGGCGTCACGGGCGGCACGCTGCCGCCGCCGGGGATGTCACGTCGCACGACCGACCACCCCGCATCCGGCGTCACCCCGCCCGAAGGCGCGGGCTTGAAGATTTGCCACATGCTTGCCGGCGAGAGGCCGGGCGTTCCGACGGAGCCACGACACAACCCGACATAGCACCCATCGACGGAATCCCACAGCAGTCCCGGCTCGCCCTTGCTTTCAGACTTGAGCGCAGCATCTCCGGTCGGCGTCGTCGGACGCCGCCAGCTCTTGGTGGTGCGCTTGAGGTCAACGAACCGAAACGACTCGAAACTTCCCGCGCCCTTGGCAATCGACACGAGCACACGATCCACGGGGTCAATGGCAATGTTCCCGCTGCCGAGCAATTCGCCGTCGGCGTAGAAGCTGATGTCGGCAAACACCAGCGACACCACGTCTAGCGTGTAGTCGGTCGGGTGAATCTCAGCGCGCAGCAGCGAATTGGCGCTTCCGGCGGTGTAGTACACGACATCTTTGCCGTCTTCCGTCACAGCCACTGCGCCACGGTCTACGTGGTTGGCGTATGTGGTGCCGCCGAACACGGGCCGCGTCGGGTGCGATGCCTCAAACCAATCGTGCAACCGCCACGCATTCGCGCCGGGCAGGGGCGTGCCACGGTTGCTGCCGGTAGCGCCGCCCACATAGCCCTGACCGGCCAGCGTCATGTCCAAAGACCACGCGCCTGCCGGCCGAAGCTCAGTTTGAAATCCCGGGATGCCGGTGTCCCACACCTTGTTGGTTTGCGCGTCGCCGTAGGTGGCACCGGGCATCACGAAGTAGCGCCCGCTCACGGGCAAGCTGACCGAGTTGCAGTAGTTGTGCGCTGAAACCGGCGACGAATTGAAGTCCTTGGCTCGGTAGCTCGGATAGCTGCTCGTCTGCACCAGTTGCGGGCCGTTGAAGTCCAGCCGGTAGTCGCGCGAAGTTGCGCGCCAGGAGATCACTTCTCCGGCGCTGCTGTTTGCGTGGCCTACGCCCCAGCTTGTGAACGTGTGCGTCGTCGGGTTGTATGACCACGACGGCCACACATAGAAGATGCCGCGCGGGCTGTTTGGTACACCCCCGGTGAAGTCGAGCAGGGCGTCGGCTGGTACCACTTCGGGGAAGGTGGTGCCGGTCGGATCGTCAAGCCGCACCCACATTTGTCCAGCCGTTTTTGCTGCGGCGATGAGGTCGAGCGAGGCGGCCAGCGGGTGCGCTGGCGGCGGCGGCGGCGGCGCAGGGCTCACCGCCACCGTGAGCGTGTTGCTCACGATCCCGCCCGGAGCCGTGCCGCGTACCTGCGCGGTGCCGGCCGCTGCCCAGGTGGCCATCGACAGCTTGACCAGCTCGCCAGGCGCAGGCGCCACCGTCGTCGGGCTCCAGCTCACGCCGGGGCCGCTCACGCTCTCCATCGTCACTGTAATCGGGCCGGTGAGGTTGGCCGCGGTCACGGTGATGGCCTCGGCCGTGCCTGCTACTGCGGCGCCGTCTGAGGATAGGGTGATGGTTGGGGCCGGGGGTGGGGGCGGCGGCGGCGGCGCACCAACCCCAAACGAAACGCTGGCACCGCTTGTCGCGCTGATCTCCAGGGGCGTGGCAACGGCGGCGGGTGTGGTCGGCATGCGTCTAGGCGGCTGTGGACTCCCCTTGCTGCCGCGCGCGGGCAGGTTTGGGACTCCGCGTAGCCTCGCCGGATGCAGCGCGGCCGGTAAGGCAATCGGCCGCGCCGGCTTGGGCAGGCTCGGCCGCCTTGGGGGCATCTTGTGGCGTCATCGGCCGGGTCGGTGCAACGATTTCTTGTACCCGCCGCAGGCTGAGCCCATGCCGCCTGGCCAGCAGCGGGAGGTGCGCACCGCGCCGGTACTCGCGCACGATGGCACGGTCGCGCTCGCTGATGGCCTGATGCTGGCTTTCGCCGACCTTGGCCACGTAGGGCCGATCGCCGCCCCAGGCCGCCCGGGCGATGCGCTCGGCCTCAGACCGGTGCGCCGGCAGGTACACGCCACCGTTGCGCTGCAGCAGCGCCACGAGCGTGTCGAGGGTGTCGATGATGATGTCGTTTTGCATGCGGCTGGGGCTTACCAACTGGTGACGAACCCACCACGCGATGGCGCGCGGCGGCGTGAACTGGGGCGCAGCAGGGGGTCGGGCTGCGGGGCTTCGGCCTGGGGCTTGGGCGGCGGCGCCTCGGCCGGCTGGGTGGCGTCGAAGAGGTCGCGCGCCTCGACGCGCTCTTGCCACTTCGCCCACTCGCTGTCTCGCCAGCGGTCCATGTGCAGCCACACGGTGCAGGCCAGGGCGTACACGGCGCAGTCCAGCGCCTCGTTGCGCTTGCCGGCGGGCTTCACCCACTCCATCTTCGGGTGGCCCTTGACGTAGCGCGTGACCAGCCGCTCGGCCGTGAGCTGCTCGAACACGTCGCCGGGCATCTGCTTGCTGAGGTGCACGTATCCCGGGCCGGGCTGCTCGAGGCGCAGGCGGCCGTAGATCTCGGCCTTGGCGGTGTCGGTGCCCACTGGCCACAACTTCACGCCACGTTTCAGCTTCTGGCCGCGCCAGTTCACATCCTGCTCGGTGGGCTTGCCCAGGATGCTGCGGCCCTGCTGGCTGCTGCCCTTGAGGGCCAGCACGTTGCCGTGCTGGTGGTGGCGCACGTAGGCATAGACGGCCTGGGTGTGGTGGCCGCCGGTGTCGATGCCGCAGGCCAGCAGCGGCACCTGGCGGCCGCCGGCGTGCTGGATGGGCGTGCGGCGGTGCTCGGTGAGCGCGGCCCAGGGGCTGCCCTGCTCGCTTTCGGGCAGGGCCGGGTCGCCGTAGAAAACGCGGCGGTCGACCATCTGCCGCTCCATGCCGCGGCCCCAGGCCCAGGTGTAGGCCTCGAGGCGGTCGCCCTGCACGTCCACACCCATGGTGCAGACGAAGAGGCCCCAGCGCACCAGGCCGAGCGGGTGGTCTTCAGCGCGGCGGCGCAGGGCGTGCTCGTCGGCCTTGTCGCCCTGCTCTTCGAACGTCTCGGCCAGGCGGGTGTTGACGAACACGCGCAGCAGGCTGTTGTCGCCCGAGCGCTTGGCGTCGATGGCGCGCTGCCACTCGGCCACGAGCTCGGCCCAGCTCAGCCAGCCCAGCGGGCTGTAGAGACTGCTCAGCAGGAAGCCGCGCACGCGGCCGCCCTGCGCGCCGGCGGCATCGGCCACCCACAAGGCCTGGCCCCCGGCGGCGGCATCGCGCAGCATGGTCGACTTGTGGTGCTCGGCGATCTGCGCGCCGCAGTGGCGGCACACGTAGTGGGCGGTGTGCGGCAGCGCGCGGCCGTCGGCGTCTTTGCTCCACTTCACGCCGTGCTCGGTGGTGGCGCCCCACTCCAGCGGCTGCAGCTCGTGGCAGTGCGGGCAGGGCACGTGGTAGCGGCAGCGGTCGCTGGCCAGGTAGGCGGCCTCGATGCGGCTGAAGTCGCGCGTGGTGGGGGTGCTGGTGCGCAGGTGCTTGCGACGGGCGAAGGTGGTCTGGCGCGCGCGGGCCAGCTGGACGGGGTCGCCCTCGCCGTCCACGTCCATGGGGTAGCCGTCCTCTTCGTCGGTGAAGAGGTCGCGCACGGGCATGCTGCGCAGGCCGGCGGCGCTGTTGGCGCCAGCGATGGCGAGGAAGCCGCCCGGGAACTCTTTCAGCAGCGTGGTGTTGGCCTCGTCGCGGCTGCGGTTCTCGCGCACGCGCTGGCGCAGCTGGGGGCTCTCTTCGATCATGGGCGAGAGGCGCTGCCGGCTGTAGCGCTTGGCCATGTCGATGGTGGGCTGCACGATCATCACCGGGCCGGGGTTCACGTCGGCGAGGTAGCCGATCCAGTTGGAGCCGATGGTGGTTTTGCTGGTCTGCGCGCCCCACATCAGCACGACCTCTTCCACCGGGCTGTGGGCGCTGAGGCAGTCCATGGGCTCGCGCGCGTAGGGCGTGCGGGTGACGCGGTAGGGGCCGGGCTCGGCGCTGTCTTTGCCGCTGAGGATGCGGTGGCGCTCGGCCCACTCGGTAACGGTGAGGTGCGGCGGCGGCGCCATGTACTCGGCCCACAGCTGCGCCTCGAGGGCATCGGCCGCGGCGTCGAGCACGGGGTCGCGGGCGCCCATCGTCAGGCGGCCACCACACTGGCAAGCACGGCGTGGATCTCGCGCTGCAGGGTGTCGTGGCAGCGGGCCTGGTCGTTCTCAGCGGCCAGCACCGGCGCCAAGCGCGCGGGCACCTGCAGCAGCGCCTCGCGCAGGCCGGCCAGGCGCTTGGCGTGGGCGGCGCGCACGGCGTCGGCGCGGATGAGCACGCCCTGCTGCTCGGCCAGCTTGAGCTCGGCCAGCTCGGCCTCGGCGCGCTCGCGGCGGGCGCGGCTGGCCCAGTAGTCGCCGCCGCTGTCGTCGGGCTTGTCGGGCGCGGCGCTCGGCAGCTGCGGCGGGCCGGCAGCGGTGGCGCCTTCGGGCGGCTGCTGCGCGCGGTGGCGCGGCCGGCGGTGCTCGCGGCGCCAGGCGGCGGCTGCGTCGACGCTGTGCGTGGGCATGCCGACGGCGGCGTCCCGCGTCACGGTCGCCGCAGAGACGCCGAGCGCGGTGGCCAGATCCTTCAGCATCATCGACATAACCTATTGCCCCCTTGCGGAATTACGAAAACTGCCCACCAGCCACTAGCGGAATTTCGCGGTCGTTTCGCACCCGCGTTGGGAG